ATCAAAAGCTATTAAACAACCAGGAACAGCGGCAGCGGCTATCCCGATACCTTTGCGCGTTCCTGGTGATTGGATAGACAAAATCAAACACTTGAATTTCGCTACGCAAGTAGAGGATAAAGTTCAAGAACATCGACAGGCAGCGCTGACAAGACTCGCTACGAGTTTGAACATGCCTGCGGAAGTCCTTACCGGTATGGGCAAAGTCAACCACTGGGGACAGTGGCAGCTAGCAGAAGACGCGATCAAGATTCATATCTCTCCACTCGTAGAAATTATTTGTCACGGAATCACCCAGGGTGCGTTACAGCCTATGGCTGACTCTGTTGGTGTTGATCTGGTGGGCCCTAACGGCGGAAAGATCATCGTTTGGTATGACGCGACAGAGCTTACGCAGCAACCTGACAAAGCGAGTGAAGCTCAGGCAGCCTACGACCGTGGGGACATGAGAGCTGAGTCTTTGCTCAGAGAGTCCGGATTTGACTCGGAAGACTTGCCGAGTTTGGAAGAGTTTAAGCAGATTGCTCTAAAGAAAATCGCTTTGTCAGCTAGTGCTGATTCTCTAACAGCTCTGGGGATGCTCACCGGGGATGATGATCTAATCTCTGTTTCGACAGCTTCGCCTGCTGCGTCTGGAGAGGTTAACTCCGAGCCTGTGACTTCGGGAAACACTTCAGGATCGCCGGAGACAATATCAACTCCGTCTCTGGACAAAGAACCACCAGACACGAGAGAAAGTCCCGCACCGTCGCGTACACAGGCCCGAATATGTCCGACATGTTTCTCAAATGGGGCACCTAAGACGATTCAGGCACAGCATGGAGGAGAAGAGTTTCTTTGTGTCGATCTCTGGCATATAGAACCTAGAGATCCCCTGGTACTAAATATTCCGGTAAACGGCTCACGTGGGTTGATTGGTGATGTCGCTAGAGAGCGACATGTGACATGAGGATCAACCCACTGCCAAAACATCGGATAGATGCTCATGTCGCATCTGTCGAGCAGAAGACTGACCATGTGCTCCGGCAAGCACTACAGGAAGTGCTCGGACATTTGCAGAAGATGAGTCAGCTTGGGGCAGACGATTTGTCAATGCTGACATCTATCTGGCGACAGCAAATTAATGATGTACTCATGCCTCTTATTGTCGATACATATCGTGAGGGTGCGAGACATCTTTATAATCAAGCTACAAAAGGATTAACCGCTGCGTCTGCTGAAGATCAGCTAGATACAGAATCTAATGTGTCTACCAGTTTTCTTGTGTCTCCGATTCTTGCTGAGCAATATTTCGCATCTGCGATAAACCGTCTCACTCGTGTAAGTGACACCGTGTGGGATGAAGCACGGAATCAGCTTATTGAGGGTACGCAGCAAGGCGAATCCATTGAACAACTCAGTGACAGGATCACTGGTGTACATGGAATTTCAGAAGGTCGTGCGAAAGTTATCGCTCGCACAGAAGTACTTACAGCGGCGCGTGGTGGTGCATACGATGAAATATTCACCCTTGGACTTTCAGGAACGCATGAATGGTTGGCGACGCACGATAAGAGAACACGAGAAACACATGCTCTCGCCAGCGGACAAGTTCAACCTATTACGCAGCCGTTCATTGTGGGAGGATATCCACTGAAATATCCCGGTGATCCCAATGGGCCAGCGGAGGAAATCGTCCAGTGCCGTTGTGATAGTGCATATAATCTTGTGTGAGAACATACACACCATATGAAAGGCAGGGCTAATGCCTTACGAAATTCGCAAAGGCGGTGACTGCCCGCCTAGTAAACCATACGGTGTATTCAAACAAGGTACAACGAAGAAAATGGGATGTCACGCGACCAGGACTGAGGCTGAGGCGCAACAATCTGCTCTCTATGCCAGCGAAGGAAATTCAATGAACGCTCAAAATCTATCAGATGAGCATGACCATCTTCATCAAAATGGTTATGAACATAATCACGATAGTTTCGCTGGAAATATAGACGAGACTCCTTGGAACGCGAACGACGCCATGACCGCGTGCGGTAGTGAGGCATGCTATCGAGCTATCGCGTTTGAGACGAATGAGGGCACTCCTGAGCAACGTCAACATTGGGCACTGCCGCATCACAAATCTCCGGGTGAGCCCCCGAATGCCGCCGCTGTCCGTTCAGCATTGGGTGCACTCGCCGGTGCTCGAAACGCTAATGTCGATCTTAAGAATGAATCGGCGGCTAGAGCTCATCTCGAAGCTCATATGAAGATGATTAATCCTGACTGGAAACCGTCGGGAACATCAAGTACAGAAGCTGTGGATGATTTCGCACGTAAGAAGAACAAAAAACCTCTAACGTATGAAATTGATTCAACAGGAAATTCACTGCCTGAAATGAAGGGCACGCCATGGGAAGGTGTGCTCGTTGTTGAGGGGACAGAAACCGGGGATGGACGGCTTTTCTCAGAGAGTTCTCTTTCTTGGGATGATCCGCCACTAGCGTTACGTTGGGCTCCCACTGATGTGGGGCAGCATAAAGGTGCTGTTGTTGTCGCGAGGATTGACAATATCTGGCGTGATGCGATTAACCCCCTGATAATTCGTGGTCAAGGAATTTTCGACGACCAGGGACGTAACGGTGCGGAAGCTCTTCGATTGATTCGCGGGGAATTTCTTAAAGGCGTGAGTGTTGACGTAGACAACATTAAAGATGCGAATGTTGAGCTTGTTTTCCCTGCGTCAAATGAAAATAATTCGTCAGATGATAATGCACTAACTGATTTGTTTAAACAACCCGAATTGGTTGTGTATCACGCTGGTAGAATTAGAGCCGCGACCCTCGTAGACATTCCAGCTTTCGTAGAAGCTCAGGTTTGGTTGACTGATGGCACGATGCCAATGCAGTCATCCACACCTCCACCCAACGGTGGGTACGCCGCGCTAGACACTATGTTTGTACACAATTGTGGCGAAGACATTAATATCACCGCATGTGCGAATGGAATCAAAGCTCTACTGAATGACAGTAAGCTTCCTATCAGTCTCGCACGTCGTAGGACTATATACGATCATTTGTCTGCGCATCTTCATGATGCTGGGCTAACACCACAAGCATTTGACCCAGCAAACTTTAGTAACGACATGCTTTCGCTTGTTGCTGGGCTTGTACCTCAAGATGATGCTGCTCCGCCCCTCGTATATTTTACTGATCCTGAGTTGCGAGAACCGACGCCTTTGACGATTACCGATGACGGTCGGATTTATGGTCATGGTGCTTTGTGGAGTTCTTGCCATACAGCATTTTCTAACGCTTGTGTCGCACCACCTAAAGAGGGCTCGCACATATATTTTCGTCAAGGTGAATTGATTACGTCCGAAGGACATCACGTCGCCGTAGGCCATATCACTCTAGGCACAGGACACGCTAGTACATATGGAATAGACTCTAGAAAAGCACTAGAACATTATGACAACACCGGAAGTGTTGTCGCTGATGTTATTAGTGGTGAAGATGCCTATGGCATATGGGTGTCTGGTGCGCTACGTCCGGGGCTTTCCGCTGCTAGGGTCAGAGAACTTCGTGGCGCGAAACTGTCGGGGGACTGGCGCCGTATCGGAGGCCAGCTCAGGCT